ATCATTTTCAGCGCGGTTTTCATTCTTTCGCTGACAGCCGCCGCAGTTGGCGCGTCGTCAGCCTCCATCGCCGCATGCAACTGCTCCAGCAGCTCTGCATACCGCTGCGCCCACTCTGCTGGCACATACTGCCAAAAGGTATCACCCCACCGAGCAATCATCTGCGCGTAAACCTGATTAAACCCTCGTGTCGCTGCAACGACCTGCTTGGTGTAAACCTTCGTCTGCTCATCGCCGCTCGCATCAAACCCTTTCGGCTTGCGCTTACCCTTGCTAGCGGCTGGCGGCTTCCTTTTAACCATCGCTCACTGCCTTCCAAATTCCACACCTAAATCACCACACCAGTGTGCCACTGAATCACACCACACCACACCCCACACCCCTATAGGGGTGGTGGTGTGGAAGTGTGGTAACAGTGATTTTCTCCACACCTCCACACCATTCCACACCACACCTATTCTAGGTGTGGATGCATAAATATCACAGTGGTTTTCTGACAAATTAGCCATCACATTTCCTCCCAGCTAATCCATTCTCCAACAAAGACGCACGGCACTTCTCTGCCTGTCCGACCATCTGGCTGCGCCTCAACACGCAGCACATCGGTGGCATACCACTGCTTCAGAATGCTGCCCATTTTCTGCTTGCCCGCCTTGTCGCTGGTGTCCACGCCGATGACATGGCTGATTGCATGTCCAACCCAATCCTTTGCCTGCGGATTTTGTCTGTATGGTTTCTCGTTTTGAGCAGCGCCGCCGACGACATCTTGGCAGGCTCTGGTCATCTTCGTTGTGATGTTCTCGAACAGGTCTGGCAGTTTAAACTCGACGGCGACGCCGATCCACTCACCGTTGTCGATCTGCACACCTTTCATTTGCCGATAGACCGCCTTGTCGGCTGGCGGTGCTAGGTTCGCCTTACCATCGTCAACTCTAAAGATGCCCTTAGCCGAAGCAGGGTCCACGCCCATTCGCACGGCGTCATCTTCTGTGATCCGGTTGATAACTCTAGCAGCCCTTGCAGCGCCTATGAGCGCACCAGCACCGCGTACAGAGTCGATGGTTGCATCCTCTCCGTTGCCTTTGCGAATGTGATGCACGAGATTGACGCTACAGTTGGTATCTCTCGCCAACTTACGCAGCATGGCGACAACAGCCTGTATGCCGCTGTTAGAGTTCTCGTTTACGTGGTGCAGGCTGACGAACGGATCGAACACAACCACGCCAATATCGTTGTCAGATATTTTGCCTGTCATTGCCGCCAGCATGGGATCGTTGGTGTGTATGCCGTCCCGGCCCTCTACGGCTAACAACACGTCGAAGGTATCTTCGCCATCAATGAACAGCCTGCCAGCGACTTCTTCAGGCGATATGCCGTATTCCTGCATTGCGGCGAGAACACGCATCTCAATTTCAACGCGCGGGTCTTCTAAGTTGACCAGCCACACGTTTGCCTGCTCTTTGACCTCAGTGCCAAGCAGCGATCTGCCAGTTGCAATAGCCAGCGCCTCAACGATGACCATGCTGGTCTTGCCGATGCCGCCAGCGGATGCCAGAACGCTGACGTATCCCCTGATATAGTCGTAACCGTAGACCCACTGCCTGACAGGCAACTTGCTGCTGTCAAATTCAGACAGCGGCGTCGGCCACGTTTCCTCTGGGTCAACCGCATCAGGCTCGCTTTCGCCATCAGGTGCCACATCAGCGGGCTCTGCGATCTCGGTTATCGTCTCAGTCTCATTAAAGTCATCGAGGTCGGCTGGCGGATCAACTGGCTTTGGCTTTTCAAATGGCGACGGCTTAATTTCAGCAGCATATGTGCGGATTGCCGACTTCATGTCACCAGCGTGTTCAAAATGAGCATACAAGTCGAACGCATCGCCAAAGCAGTAAGCCATGCCGTCCGACTTTGCCTGACCGATGCCAGCGTTGACATCACTGCCTGACAGGCTCACCCAATAGTCGCCAAAATCTTTCGTCGCGAACGAACCGCTGGTTTGATACGGGCTGCGATAGTGCGGGCTGCGTCCTTGCTGCTCGTATCCATACCGCAGGAGCGTGTCAGCCACGCCATGAGCGCTGTTAAAGTGCTCAATCGGGTCAACATCCTCGCCAAACTTAGCCTGCCTCTGCGAACGCTCTCTGCGCCTGTCAGCAGCGGCCAACTCAGCCTTCTTCTGCGCAATGAGTTCTTGCTGCTCGTTGAATTTGACGACATCCCAGATGGCCGATGCCTGCACATCTAGGAACCCATCGCCAACGTGCTTTACGCCGTGGTAAAAATGCGGGTCGCCCGTGCTTGCATCTCTGCGATCCGGCGGCACGTTGGGCAGGTAGATTGGCTGTGCAGTGCGGGATAAAGCTGGATCACAGATTATGCCCTGCTGCTTCATGATTTCGAACAGCGCTAACTGCGCCCTTGTATATTGCTCACCGAAGATCACGTTGGCTAACGGAATTAACACCCGCCACTTGCGCTCATCTGTGCTGGCCCCAGCCGACGAGTAGATCAATGAGTGCGCGTTACCTGTCGCCTCGACGACTGCGTTTTTTACGTCAGTCAGCGTCGGTGAGCCTTCATCTATATCGAGAGCCAGCATCCAATATTCGCCTTCCTGCCGCTGCTTGTCGTGGCTTCTGGCAAGGTGGCCGTTGTATTCGGACGGAATAATAAAGTCGGCCTGCATTTTCTCGACGGCCTGCGGGCTGTCTACAAGCTGCCCGATATCTTTTAACGTGATGGTGTCATATTTTGCGTATTGGTCGTCCTTGCGGCTGTCATAGGCTCCATGCGCTAGGACTAGGTTTGCGTTGACGACATCTGATTGCTTCATTAGTTTCATTTACAGACGGCCCTCATTTTTTCCTCCCAGTTGGGGGTTTGTTATAGGCCAGCCGCTTGGTGTTCAGCGGCTGGCCTTTTGTTTAATTAAAATGGAATTTCGTCAGCCAGATCGGCAGCAGGTGCAGGTTTAGCGGCAGGTGCCGGGCTGTTGAAGTCATCCAGATCAGAGCCACCCTGACCGTTATGGAAGGTCGTGCCAGTTTCCTCGAAATCATCTAGGCCACCGCCGCCATAAACAGCGTGTGTGACCTGCACTGTGTCAAACAGCAGCGTGATGCCGCCCTCGCCGTTGGGATTGTTGACTGGAACAGCAGTGCAGCGGATCGTGCCTTTGCTGCCAGTCCAGATGCCCTTATCTTCCAAGTCCTTCTTCATGCCGTCGATGACGCGCGGAGGAGTGTTTTCAGACCCGTCACCCTTTGTGCCATTGCGCTTGGCTCGGAATGTGATCGTGCCGTCATCATTCTTCCGCATGCCAAACACGGTGGTAAACCCTTCACCCTTGCGGGCAGTGTAGTGGGCCTTGCACTCATCATAGATAATCTTGGCCTGTTCCTTATTCATCCTCCAGCTCACCGAGTAAGTTGCACCGTTTGCCGTTGGCTTGCACGGCTCACTGCGCTTATCGGCTGTGTTGTAGCGGTAAGTTTGGTTTAAACGCGGCCACAGCAGTTCAACATTGCGCACCATGATTGTTTTAAAATCGTCAGACATTTGCTTTCTCCTTTTTGTCTGGTTAGATCGTGGTTCTAGAAGTCATCAAGATCGTCGGAAGCCTCAGCATCCCGCAACCAAGCTGGCAGGTCAATATAGTTCACCTCCGGCCAGCCAGTTGTGTAAGTGCCTTCATCCTCGGCCATCTTAATTTTTTGCAGCGTCTCGATGACACGCTTATGCGCCCAGTCGAGATACTCCCATGTGAGCGCGTGCACGCAAACAGCATACGGCGGTTCCTTTTCTACGCAAGCAAAGACAAAGTTCTTTACCTTGCAGCCAGACAGCCGAAGCACATGCATGTAAAATGCCGCTTGCAGGTCGTAGCCGTATTTCCGCAGATCACGCTCAAAGCCAACGGGGCTGGCGTCTTGGCAAGTCTTGATGTCGTAGATGACACCCTCCTGCGGCCAATAGCTGTCTGGGCGCGTCTTGAGCATTATGCCGATGTCTGGGTCAGTCGCAAAAAAGCTGGCCTCATTGATGACCTCGCTGCCAGCCATCCGCTGACCGACTTTTGTCGCCAGCAAACTCTCGGCCATCGCGTTGGCAACATCATAGTCGCCCTCTGTTAGCAGCAACTTGCCGTCAAAGTCAGCCTCGACCTTTGCATCTTTCCACTTGCTGCCACGCCGGTCAGCAGGTCCACGCAGAATTAAATCCTTCTCCGGCTCCAACACCAGCGCGTGAACGGCGGTGCCTAAGTCAAAGGCTGGGCTGGATTTGTAGACCTTGTTTCGCCAGTGCAGCAAGCTGGTTTTATATACTGCCTTCACGTCGCTACTGCTGATTCCTTCGTGGGCGTGGTATTTTTCGTTGGTTAGTTCCTTATCAATTGTCATTCATTTTTTCCCTTGCTAAGTAACAGAAATCTTCGAACGAAACGTCGCATTTGACGCCGTTCATTTTAAGCACACACCGGATCGGCATTCGGTCATATTTGTAAATCAGCACTGGCGTCAGTTTGAGATTAGCCGCCGCTGTCTCGACTTGCTCCCACCATGCAGGTGAGCCGCCGATTGGTCCGGCCTTATAGCGCTTGCATTCCAAAGCAAACGGCCAGCGCTGGTCGTCGGTAACAAGATCGCCATACTCTGACTGCTGATATTGCCGCAGGTCACGTTTGAGACTTATGCCAAGCTCTAAGTAAATTTGCTTAGCAACGTCCCGCTCGAAGCTGGCCCCCTTGTTGCGACTATTGACCATTAGCTGACCGCCTCGCGCTCAAGGCCGGCTTCCAGCAGACGCAGGATCGCTTCTTTTTCGGTGGCGAACTGCTTGTAGTGGCGGTAGTCCTTGATCCGCTCAAGCAGTTCTTCCGGGATCGTGATGTTTTTTCTCATTTAGGTGTCTCCAACATTTCTTGCACATGAGGCACATTAGGTGTTGACGGTGTAATGGTCAATAGGTAATCTGTCTGTGTAAGTAACGAAGGAGCAAATGAAATGACTGACAAATACAGAATCGCAATCAAAAGGGACTTTGGCAAAGGTAAGGGTTTTTGGTTGCCCGGTGCTGGAGATGTCGGCACCATGAATTATGGCTATGTCAAATCTGGGTTCGTTGTCCTGAAGCAGGGCTGCAATTGTATGCCGGGCGCTACTTGGTTCAGAACTGTTGCAGAAGCAATGATTGCCATTAAGGCCCATATGGAAGTTGGACACTCTTCGCAATTTTGGGACAAATACAAGGAGATAGAGTCAGCGCATCAATAAAACATGGGGGCTTCGGCCCCCTCCACCAAACAAGGAGCAAACGAGATGACCGACGACATCATCATCAACACCAAGGCAATCGCCAATCAAATTGCAGCAGCCAAGCGCCTGCGCCGGAAGCTAGACATCCTGCGGCTGGATGCAAAGTCGCGCGGCAACGATCAACTGAAGGCAGACGTCAACGAGTGCATTGCGCTATTGGATATTATGGAGAAGTAAAATGATACTCACAGCAGCAACCTGCCTCGCGCTGACAGTCTATTATGAGGCTAGAGGTGAACACCCTGACGCTCAGTTGGCAGTCGCAGAGGTCGTGATGAACCGTGTTGCCGATCCGCGCTTTGCTGGCGATGTTTGCAGCGTCGTCGCAGAGGATTGGGGCGCAGAGCCGCATGACTGCCAGTTCAGCTTTATGTGTGATGGTAAGCCGGAGGAGCCAAAAGATTTTATCGCTTGGGCAGTGGCTCAGGACATTGCTCGCAAGGCGCTGGCTGGCGATGTGCTGGGTCATGGCGCTACGCACTATCATGCAGACTACGTTAGTCCTTGGTGGGCTGACACGCTTACGCCAGTTGGCAAGGTCGGCTCGCATATTTTCTATGTTTGGGAAAAGTGAAATGACAGGAAGTGAGCACCTACGAAAGCTTATGGTGTGCCGTCAAGTACGGACGGGAAACGTGAAAGACATTTTCGAAAATACTGACATGGAATTTGCTGAATGGGTCACGAGAAAAGTTCACCGGATGCAGTATTCAACCATCAGTGAGTTGCTGCGCGATATGCTGCTTGACGTCTATTATGAGGAGACGGGAGGGTGAAATATGGCAGCGTTTGCAGCGGTGTTGAGGCTGCTACCGTCGCTTGGCATCCTCTTGGCTGGCAACCTCGATGGTTCAGCGAAATTGAGAAGTTTCCAAGCGCAGTGCTGGCGCATCATTACCCAAGCACTCCCAACCTTGGAGACATGACAACATTTAAGGAATGGCCTGATGACCCAATTGACCTTCTTGTTGGAGGAACACCATGCCAATCATTCTCAGTCGCCGGAATGCGAAAGGGACTGGATGATCCGCGTGGCAACCTCATGCTTACCTACGTTGCAATTGCTGCACGATATAAGCCCAGATGGCTGGTTTGGGAGAACGTCCCCGGCGTCTTGTCATCAAACGGAGGACGGGATTTTGGCACCTTCCTCACAGCGTTGGGGGAAGTCGGGTATGGGTTCGCCTACAGAGTTCTTGACGCTCAATATTTCGGAGTGGCCCAAAGACGCCGCCGTGTGTTCGTTGTCGGATACCTTGGAGACTGGCGACGTGCAGCAGCGGTTCTATTTGAGCGCGACAGCCTGTCAGGGCATCCTGCGCCGAGCCGAGAGGCGCGGAAAGAAGTTGCCGGAGTCACTGGCCCGCTCACTGCGGGAATGCATAAAGGACCAAGAGGAACAGAGGCAATAGATAGCAACCATATAATTGCATTCCCAGCAGAGTTGAGCGGCACGCAAGCCGCTACATCAGTCAACATATCGCCCTCAATTTCTGTTAGCCATACAACAGCCATTGCTTGTAAAAATATGCCTCGCCGCCTAACCCCGCGCGAATGCGAGCGACTGCAAGGCTTCCCAGATGACTACACACTCATTCAGTATCGCGGAAAAGACGCAGCCGACGGCCCTCGATACAAGGCAATGGGCAACAGCATGGCCGTCCCCGTCATGCAATGGATTGGCAAAAGAATACAAATGGTAGAGGAATTAACACAATGAACGCACAAGAGATCGTCATCAGCCGCCCGTTTCAGTATCCGACAGCGGCAAAGCAGATTGAGCGTACCGTGGCGCTGCACATACAGAAGGCAGTCAAGGCCGAGGGTCACAGGGGGCAACTGCCCAAGTCAGCAATCACTTACGATTTTTACCCAGAGGCAAAAAAGGTGCGCAACGCGATCCGGCAGTATATCCAAGCAAACCAAAATTGCACCACAGGCGACATTGAGCGCGCTCTAGGCTACACAAAGGACGTCATCGAGCCAGCGGTGAGCCACGCGATAACACACAGGCAGATCAACTGTCGTGTTATTAAGGGCAGGCGAACGCTATATACTGGAGCGTTTAAAGGGCCAGACGAACGCGACTGATCTCGCCACGATCTTTGCAGTAGGTAATCGCCTGCATCTCTGATCTGGCGGAATAAGCGTGTGAGGCGGCATAAGCGTCACGCGGCGCAACCGCCCTCACCTGTTCAACCTGTACGCCACCAACGTCTAGCTGCTTCAGGTGGTGCAGGTGTCCGGTGAAGTAATAGCGAAAGCGAGTGCGCCCCCATAGATCAGGCCATTCGTCAGCCATGTGCATTACCAAGCGCTCTGCCTTAGCTTTGTCGCCGTGGTGAGCCGCCAGCATAACCTTGCCCCACTCAGTCACGAAAAACTCGCCAGCCTCTCGCTGCACGTTAATGCTGCTAATATCTCGGTAGCGCTCGCCCAGCGCAAACATGACGCCGATGTAGGCGTCTCGGTCGTGATTTCCGGGTATGACCGCAACATCAACCTCATCATGCTTCTGAGCAGCCAGTTCAATAGCAGCGGCCAGCGTCTTGATTGCCACATCCATCGTTTTGACATGGCGCGTATCAACGTCGAGAATATGCTTGCTCTGCGGAGTCACGTTGGTCTGATCGTTTGCGTGGAGTAAGTCGCCGCCGACAATAATGACAGCCCGCTCTGACGCTGGCGTTGACGCTATGCACTGCCCCATTGCGCCAGTGATCCGATCATAAGCGGCGCTGGTGTCATAGTCCTCACCAGTCTCCTCACCCCAAGCTTTCATTCCGATGTGGGCGTCAAAGATTGGATAGACAGTCATCAAACCGTCGCGGCGGGCGTCTGGAGCAGGCAGCGCTGGGCAGCGCGGTATGTCGCTGAAGGACTCTTTAATGTCATCGATGGTCGTCTTGACGTGATCTTCCTGCGGCAACCGAAAATAAATCGACGCCTCGTCCGTCTTGAGCCAACCAGAATGCACGTTGCCAATGTCGGATAGCTTGGTGCCGACCATTGCATCCTTTATGCCTTCGTCTGCGCTAACGTATTTCTGCGCCCTCTCAATCTGATTGGTGACTGTCTTGCGGTGCTTGCCCAGCGCCTTGGCGACCGCCGTATAGGAACCTAGCTGCTGATAAAGTTCCCACGCCTCTCTCTGCTCAGGTGTCATTGGCACTGATCCTGCCAAATCTCGTTACTCGTAACGACACCGCGCAGAAGCTCTTTGTCGTTCTCCAACAGGTATTCAACGGTTGCGTCGCTGCCAAAATAAAGTGGACCAGCTATGTCGCAGTAATCACCTGTCGGCTTTACGCACCCAGCTAGTAGCGCGGATACTAAGCTCAGTGTCGTCAAGAGCGTCGATTTCATCCTCGACCTCCTTTGCATTGCGGATCGCATTAAGACGATCCTCCATAATGTCATGTTCGACGGCATCTGCCCCGTCTGATCTTCCGCGCCAATAGATAGCGAGCAGTCCGAGCAAAGCGGCGGAAACGCCAGCGAGATATAGCTTTAGTCTTATGAGCATCTTTCATCGCCACCAAAGGGCAAAGCAACCACCAGCAACCACGCAGATCAAGTAGATCACAAGCGTCTGGATTTCTGCTTCTGTCACTTGATTGCCCCTCGCAAACCAATGCCAGCTAGGCCAATGTTAATCAGCACAGGTGCCGACATTCCACTCGCGTTCTTTACCGCGGTGGCGAGGTCAGACATGCCGTGAACAGGCTCAAACGCAATGAACAGTCCGGCGAGCAGCGGTATGACAGCAGACCACCATGTCAGGCTGTTCAGTTTGATGTATTTGCGCATATAGTTACCTCCGGTTGAGCAAACCTTGCAGCAGAGATACCAGCGCTGTCAATAGTGCAGCGATTGGGTTGCTTGGCGGTTGCTCAACTGGATCAGGGTGCGAGATCGTCGCTGGCTTTTCTGCAAGCCACTCATGCACATCAAAGCATGGGCAGGCTTTGTTGGCGTATTCAGAGTGACCGCTGATCTTCTCAATAGTCGGAAACTGCTCTTGCAGCTTGGCGATCAACTTGCGCAAAGACTTGGCCTGAGCCTCTGTGAAGTGATCTTCAAATTGATCGTCGGCAGCGCCGCCAAAACCGCCAAAAAGTGAGATGCCGATGCTGTTGCTATTGTGGCCCTTAACGTGAGCGCCAATCTTTTCAACAGGCCGACCAAGAGAAACTGAGCCATCGCGGTGGAGGAGGTAGTGATATCCCAAGTCGCTCCATTTTCTTTCCTGCACATGCCACTTGCGGACCTGCGCCACTTGCCATTCGTTCGATTGACCCTCGCTCCACTCAGCGCGAGTGGCCGTGCAGTGTACAATGATCTCGTTAATGTGACGCATATTAACTTCCTCGCGCCATCAAGGCACGCTCCAAATGCTGAATAGTCGTCTGGGCCGCAGCGAGCTGTGATTTCAACTCAGCCATCTCTCTCAGTAAATTCTGATTGTCGGCGGTCACTTCATCTAGCTTTTCAGCAAGACGATCAACTTGCGCTCGAAGTGTATCGTTAAACTCTCCGCGCTCATCTTTGTCGTGCATCATTCGCTCATGCGATTGCTTCGCTTTAAGCTCAAGAAACTTCCATAATCCGCCAGCGCCTATAAGCGCAATCAAAAGCGGGGTTAGCATCTCAAAATCAATCGCGGGCATTGAACCGCTCCACCTCTAGTATCTGACGGCTGACGAGGTTGCTTAGGTACAAAGACCACGCCGCCATCACTATAACAGCTAATGCGTGCGAAAGCACCTCTATAGTTCCCATTTCATTCATGCTTGGTGAGTGACCTCGACCCATATTCCCAAGAGAATAATAGACAAACCCTTCGGGCTGCGGGTCGTGCATAAAGTAAAATGTCAAAACGAGCGCAGAGAAAACAAAGTCAGCAAGAAGCGCATATTTCAGCGCCACCTTTGGCAGCCAAATAACAGCAACTACAATAATTGCAGACATTGTCGCCCATCCGGCAAGAATAGCGGTGGGAACCATCCCAGCGAACATCCCAGCGTAGGTCAGCCCGACAACAGCACACGAAAGGTGCTGCGCCGGGCCGTTGGCAGACTTGATTGCTTCATATGTTCCGCGCAGGCCAAGCATCACTTAAACTTTCTGAGACCAAGAATAACAAAGAGCAGTTTACGTTTCCAGAGCGGTTACACGGTTTTCTAGCGCGTCGATCTTCGTCAGCGCCTCTTGCAGTGCAGCAGTCAACAACGGCACCAGCTTAGATTGGTCAATGCCTTGATAGACTGGGTTGCCTTCGTCATCGACCTCACCCTTAGTACCGTGAACAGATTCTGTTTGCTTCTCATAGACCATTTATAAGCCATGTTAATCTCCTATGTGTAGTTCTGTTTTGGGTACTTAGCTTTAACCGCTAAACAGGCATCAATGTAGGCTTGCTTTTGTTCTTCATCACCCTTAACAATAGCGTCTAAGTAATCTTCAACAGGTGGGTATTCTGATCTTCGTTGGTCAATGTACGCAACAGCGTCTAACTCAGCTCTTTTATAAGCTTCTTCATCAATCCATTCAGAACCAGTCCACTTAGGCTTAAACATTCCATATGGAATAGCTACATCTACTAAATCTTCTGCTATTTGATTTGTGTAGACATCCTCAAGAAAGTAACCGTTTTCGTCCACTTTACGGAGAAGTTTATATTCGTTTTTATTCATAACCTATCTCCTTAGCCTATATTAAACGACGATGTAATAGAAAACCAAGTATTACTGAATTGACCACCTGCAATAACGAAGCCATCCTTATCTATATCAAGTCTTGAATGGACATTTGAGTTCATAGTCGTTGCTAATAGTAGTCTTCTTCCGGGTCTAAATCCACTAGGTAATTGCATAATATTACCATTAGAACCCCCTTTAACGAGGCCTTCTAAGTACACTGTGTTATTTGCTCTTCTATATCTAACTGGCCCATAGTTGGTCGTATCATATGGTTGCCAGTTGTATATCAATGTTGGGGTTAACCAATCTGTATCTGGATATAGCGTTTGATCTTTTTTAATATACTTTCCATTACAAAGTTTTACAGCATCATTACCGTTTGCTGAACTGTCACCATTAGATACAGCAACAAGAACCCAATTCGGAGGAATTTCAAAGCCATTTATTGAACTGTATTGGCCTATATAAAAATTTCCATCAACAGAAGCATTCGAAGAACCCATTGGCAGTTCATACCATAAACTACTCCAGTCAGATAGTAGAATACCAGAAGTGGTAGCCATAGTATCAGGAGTATCACCTATTCCAGTTATATTTGTTTGATTTGGTGGACATTCAATATTAAAGTATCCAGTAGTTGCTGTATCAGGTGACTCCCCAACAGCAATTACAATAAATCTGTCAGTCCATCTTAAATATTGTGAACTATCATAATAAACCGTTCCGCCACCCGTAATAGACCTCTTTGCGTTATCATAGAAGGTTCCAAGTTTATCCGAGGTTGGTGTATTGGCAATTAACCTTGCGTTACTACTCATAATTATTCTCCACCTCTATTCTACCAGCTCGGTAGAACTTTGTACCATTTTCCAAGCGTTTCTAAACTCCCTAGTCTCTGGGAGGTCTGATCGCTTCACTACACGGAACCTCTGCATGTTGTGGTAGTTGCCCCAAAT